TACGGTTCCTACTAAGAATACTGGTTACTGGCAGTTAATGTACATTATTAGTCTTACTGGTAATGATACTCCAAAGGTCTACTGGTATGACTCTTCTACTAACACTGAGTACTTTATTGTTGGTGGTAAGAACTTAGGCGCTGGTGAGTTTATTATATTAGATGGTAACACAGAAATAGTAATGCAGGCTGGTGATGAGATTCGAGTACAAAACTCAGGTACTCAGACAGTAACTTACGTAGCAACTGTAGAGTTCATGCCTGAGACAACAGTTCAATTCCAATTCTAAGGAGAATAGTATGCCAATGGTAGACGGAAAGAAATACCCTTACACTAAGAAGGGCAAACAAGAGGCAGCTTCGGCTAAGATCAGCAAGCTTCGTAAAGAAGGTATGCCACAGAAACAAGCAGTAGCTGTTGGCCTAGCGATGACTGGTATGTCTAAGAAGAAGAAAGCTAAGAAAGTTGGTACTTCTCGTGGTTACTAAGCCCGGCCTCTATGCCAACATCAATGCAAAGCGTAAACGGATAGCGGCGGGATCTGGCGAGAAGATGCGTAAGGTAGGTTCTAAAGGCGCACCCACTGCTAAGGCATTTAAACAAGCTAAGAAGACTGCGAAGAAATAATGGTAAAGAAGGTATATCAGAACCCAGAAGGCGGCTTAAACGCCAAAGGCAGGGCATACTTTAAGAACAAGGAAGGCGCTAACCTAAAGCCTCCAGTGTCCTCTAAAGAGGCTGCTAAGTCTCCTAAGAAGGCTGCTCGTAGGAAGTCTTTCTGTGCTCGTATGAGTGGTGTACCGGGACCCATGAAGGACGAGAAGGGAAGACCTACTCGCAAGGCGCTAGCACTAAAGAAATGGGATTGCTAAATGGCTAGGAAAACTTACTTACAACTTGTTAATGATGTACTGATCCGCTTGCGTGAGCCAGAGGTCACATCAGTTACTGACAATACTTACTCAAAGCTTATTGGAAGGTACGTCCAAGATGCACAGAGACAGGTAGAAGATGCTTATAACTGGAATGCTCTTACTAACACGCTTACTATGAACACAGTCGTTAACCTATTTAACGGTGTATTAGTAGGTTCTGGTACACGGTTTAGGGTATTAAGCATTATTAACGACACAAGCAACTGGTTCTTAACTTATAAGTCCAGCACTGAGATGGATGATTTATTCTTAAATCAATCTACTCAGGTAGGTCCTCCTCTGTACTATAACTTTAATGGTGTAGACACTGCTGGAGATACTCAAGTAGACTTGTATCCTATTCCAGATGCTACTTATGTTATTCGGTTTAACATCATCCAGCCACAAGATCCACTACAGTTTGACTCAGATGAGATCTTAGTTCCTGCTGAGCCTGTTATCTTCTTAGCCTATGCTAAGGCTCTTGCAGAGCGTGGAGAAGATGGTGGTATGTCTAGCTCAGAAGCTTATGCATTATACCAGACTTCTTTAGCAGATCATATCTCGACAGAAGGCAATCGTTATCCTGACGAACTTAACTGGAATGCAGCCTAATGGCCCAACAACAACAAGCAGCTTCGATAGCGGCTCCGGGGTTCTTTGGACTAAACCTCCAAGAGTCCAGTATTGCTTTATCTAGTGGCTTTGCATTAGAGGCTTTTAACTGTATTATAGACAGGTCTGGTAGGATTGGTGCTCGTAGGGGCTGGGTTCCTGTCAATTCATCTAATGTAGACTTAGGAAGTAACAATGTAGAGTTTATGTTTGAGATGACTGATGCAGCATCAAATCAGTTTATTAGCGCTGGTAACAATAAACTGTTTACTGGCACTACAACACTAACTCAGAAAACTGTTAGAACACAGGCAAACACTGCTGACGTAGCCTATACCATTACAGGCAACAACTGGCAAGGGGCAGCAATGCCTTTCGGTGACGGGGCTGATGCTATTTCCCATGCATACTTTGTTCAAGCAGCGCATCCTGTCCTTGTTTATCATAACCTTCCAACTCCCGGAACAGGAGCTACCTTTTCTGTAACTACTGTGAGTAGTGGTGCTATCACTGCAGTCTCTGTAACTGCTGCTGGCTCTGGCTACAATGTAGGTGACGTACTTACTATGGTAGGCGGTTCAGGCTCTGGTGCGAAACTAACTGTAGCAACCCTAAGTGGGACTGGTATAGCAACAGTAACTATTTCTACCCCCGGAACAGGGTACACTGCTGGTAATTCCTTGACCAGCACAGTAACCACAATAGCCAATCCTCACTCACATACTGGTTCCTTTGGCTTTCAGCAGTTAGGTGATGTTGGCACATTACCAACAGGCTACTCTATAGCAGACTTTAAACCTAATTGCGCTTTAGCTGCCTATGGTCGTATCTGGATGGCAGACATTGCTGGTGACAGGCAAACTGTATATTTTAGCAGGCTCTTAGATGGATCTGACTTCCAAGGCGGTGACTCAGGGTCTTTGTCGATTAATGCTATCTTTCCTAATAACGATCAGATTATAGGCTTAGCTGCTCATAATGGATTCTTGATTGTATTTGGTAGGAACAACATAGCTATCTATGCTAATCCTGTTGATGTAACCCAGCTTGTTTTAGCCGACTACATTCCTAACGTGGGGTGTATCGCTAGGGACTCCATCCAGAATACTGGTACAGATATTATCTTCTTGTCTGACTCTGGTGTGCGTAGTCTCCAGCGTGTGATTCAAGAAAAGTCTTTGCCTTTACGAGACATCTCTAAGAATGTACGGGATGATTTGATTACTAATGTTAGCTCTGAGTCAGCCTCTCAGATCAAGTCTATTTATTATGACAGGGATGCCTTCTATTTACTGTCCCTTCCCACAACTAAGTATGTCTATTGTTTTGACATGAGAACACCGCTACAGGACGGGTCCGCTAGAACTACTATCTGGACAAACATTGAGCCTGCCTCTTTCTGTGTTAATGCGTCTAAAGAGCTATTACTTGGCAAGACTGGGTATATAGCCAAATACTTTGGTCACCTAGACAATACGGCTACCTATCGGTTTAAGTACTTTACTAACTACTTTGATTTTGATAGTCCTACTAAGGAAAAGATCCTAAAGCAAATAGGAATGGTTCTCATTGGAGGATCTAACCAAGATATTGCTATCAAGTGGGGCTTTAATTATAACGAAAATTACTCTGCAGTAACGAAAAAGCTTGACACAGCGGTTGCTTACGAGTATAATGATAGTACGCTTCCACAACTATCAGAGTACAACATTGCTGAGTATTCTGATGGAATTGTACTGGACAAGTTTAAGGCTCATGTGGGCGGTAAAGGTCCAATTATGCAGGTAGGTTTAGAAGCAGAAATTAATGGTAATCCGTTATCAATTCAGAGGATTGACATCTATATTAAACAAGGAAAAACAGTATGAGTAATTATACAAAAGCAACTAACTTTGCCGCTAAAGACACACTACCTCCAAACAATTCTGGTAAGATTATTAAAGGCACTGAGATTGACGTAGAGTTAACCGCAATTGCTTCTGCTGTTAATTCTAAAGCAGACGTAGCAAGTCCTACCTTTTCAGGTACGCCTACTGCACCTACGGCATCTACTGTTACAAACAGCACACAACTTGCTACTACAGCCTTTGTAAAAAATGTTATTACTGATGCTTTACCCACTGGCATGATTATGCTTTGGTCTGGTTCTCAGGCAACCATTCCTTCTGGGTGGCTTCTGTGTGATGGTACTGGCGGTACTCCTGACTTGCGTGGTAGGTTTATTATTGGTGCTGGTTCGCTTGCTGCAAGTGCTACAGGAACTGCTGGTGCAAAGGTAACTGGTTCTATTTCTGGTACTACGCTTACAGTATCTAGCACGACTGGTGGATCAAACTTCGGAACTCTAGCTGTAAATGATACTCTTAGCCACGCCTCTATAGTTCAAGCAACTACAATTACAGGACTTGGTACTGGAACAGGAGGAACAGGAACTTACACCTTAACTTATACAGGCTCTACTTCTTCCTTTACTGGTTCTATTTCTGGTACTACACTGACTGTTACGGCAGTATCTGCAGGAACTCTCATTACAAATCAAGTATTAACAGGTGGCTCTGTTACTGCAAATACAACAATTACAGGTCAGATTACTGGAACCGCAGGTGGCATTGGTACTTACACAGTAAACACTAGCCAGACCCTAGCATCAACCAGTTTGACTGGTACGTTTACTTTAGCAAGTACTACTTTAACTATCAATTCTACAATCCTAACAGTCTCGGCAGTAGCTTCTGGCACACTCTCTGTTGGTCAGTTCTTAACAGGAACTAACATTGATTTTGGTATAAGTATTGCTGCACTGGGTACAGGCACGGGAGGCGTAGGAACATACACTCTAAGTTCTGGAGATTCTTTCATCAGCACGGCTATCTCAGCCTCTGCTGGAACAGTAACTGTAGGTGCTGTTGGTGGATCTAAAGACGCTGTGGCAGTTACGCATAACCATACAGTTTCTGTATCTGGAACTGCCGCAACCACTAACATCACAGGTTTCTTTCATCTTGGTGGTGGTAATCAAGCACCAGACGGAACTGTTTTTAAAACGCAAGTTACTAAAAACGCTTATCCCGGTTTAGATGGTGCGTCTGGTAGTCAGTTTAGACAGAACATGGATGTTTCTCACTCACACACTGTATCTGCCAATGGCACAACCTCAACAGCAGGTCTTTCAGATGGCGTTAATGCTAACCTGCCACCGTACTATGCTCTTTGCTACATTATGAAAAGTTAATGTATAAGTTCCCAGTAGTAAATAGACAAGAATATATAATGTACTTGGAGTTGTTTAGTAACTTATACTGGCTTCATACGGATGTGTTTAAGTGGTCAGCAGAAACAAAGAAACATTATATTAAAGATTTAAACCAGCTTCAATCACTACTCAATGCTCCTTTATATGCAATGATAGACAATGATAAGCTTAGTAAGTTTAGTAAAACG